TGATCACGTAGGTCTCGCCGTCGACCACCGGGTATGTGAAGGAGGTGGAGGTGCCGGTACCGGTGCCGGTGACCTCTTGGAGGAGCGTTGTCCCGTCGGAGGCGTAGAGGCTGGCCTCCCACTCAGCCTGCGGATCGGACTCTGCCTGGCTGTAGCTCCAGGTAACCTGAAGCGGCAGCTGTGTGACGGTCACCCCCGGTGCGGTGATGGTCGCCACCGGGGTGGACGAGCCTGTGAACGTGGCCGCACTCGAGAACGGACCGAACCCGGCGGAGGTCTCGCCTTCGGTCTGGACGCGCCACAGGTAGGCGACGCCGTTCGTCAGCGTGGCTCCGGTGATCACATGCTCACTGACCGCACTTGCGACATCTGTCGCGAGTGGATCCCAATTGGCTCCGGCGTCGTCGCTGGTCTCGATCGTATAGTGACTCTGAGGCGCGCCATCTCCACCCGGGTTGTGCTGCCACGTCAGTGTTAGGTTCTCGTCGAGATCGACGATCACACCGTCGGGAGACAGGCTGGTAGGAGCCAACGGCGGAACGATCGTTGTGACCGTGTTGCCTGTGGTGTAGGCGCTGGTCAGCGGTCCGGATGAGGTACGGGATCGGACCCGGTACTGATTGCCGCCCGCACCAGGTGAGTTGTCGATCCACTGAACCGTGTACCTGGACAGACCGGTGGCCACGTTCGCGAACGCGCCACCGTTCACCGACCGCTGAACCTCGAGTGTGATCGTCGTCGAGTCGTAGTGCGTGTTCGCCCAGACGGTCTTGATCGAGGCGCCGCCGGACTCTAGGTTTGAGGCGACGCCGGTCGGCGCGCCGGGAGTCATATAGACGTTGCCCGAATCAACAAACGCCGAAGATCCGACCGAGTTGTTCGCCCGCACCTTGAACTCGTAGGCTCGGTTGGAGATCAAACCGGTCTTCACGTAGCTGGTCGCGGTTCCCGATACGGTAGCCACCGTAACCCAGCTACCCCACGTCGAACCGGAGTAAGTTCGCATCTGCACCGTCTGCGACGTGTACGGGTGGCCGGCGTCGGGGATGTTACGGGTCCACGTAACGGTCGCCTGCGTGTCGCTGTTCCGGGTTGCGACGACGTTGCTCGGAGCGGACGGCGCGGCGTACGGGCGAGCCGGGATCGTGTGTGTGATGTCCCGGTATGGCGTGACACCGTTGTACGCGCCGCTGATCTGCGCCTTGAACCGTTTGGTACCAGGACTGGTGCCGTAGTTCGAGTAGGTGTGGCTACAGGTCTTCGTGGCGACCAGGAACACGGTCCCCGAGCTCTTGTTGTTGGTGTAGTTGGTGCTGCCAGACGCGCACTGCGAGTAGTTCATCGCCTGGCTGTCGGAGTAGTTGTACTGGTTCTGAACGTAGACCTTGTAGGTCCACGTCACACTGGTCGAGGTGTGAACGACGTTGGTCCTGGTCGTCTCGACGCCGACCCGCATTCCGTTGCCGCCGCCATAGTCCCACGCGCCCCAGGAGATCGTCACTAGTCCACCACCGTCCCGCTACGCTGCGTGCGACGGGCGCTTACACGCGCACCGTCCAGCATGTCGATGAAGTCGGCCAGCCGTCCCATCCGAGCGAGATCGTCAACGCTCACCGTCATGTCCACGTTGAACGTGTCACCGCCGCTACCGGCGAGAAGTTGCCTCAGTGCGTTCAGCGTCTCACCAGAGAGGTCGACCCCGTCGCCGCCAACCGCGGCAAGCGTCTCCGGTCGTCCGGTCCCGTTGTAGGCGAGGTTCATGCCGGGCAGCAGCGTACCGTAGCCGTCGTCGAACCCGATCGCCTCAGGCCTGACCTTGACGCCTCCTCGCAGGAATTCGATGTGCAGGTGGTTGCCGAACGAGTTGCCCGTGTTGTCCACCCAGCCGAGCACCTGACCCGCGACGACCTGCTGACCGGAGCGAACCGCGAGCCGCATCATGTGGGCGTACCGCGTCTGCCACCCGTTGAAGTGATCCACAAAGGCGTGAATGCCGTAGCTGGTGGCGAGGCTTAGCGCCCGCGAGACGATGCCAGACGCCATCGACAGAATCGGCGTACCTCTCGGCGCGGGCAGGTCTCGGGCCGGGTAGCCATGCGCGTCCGATCCGCGACCGACCCGGTAGGTGCCCGCCGGCAGCGGGAAAAGCCAGTCGCCGCGCCGACCGGCGCTTGTCCCTGTGGCCCCCTCGGACTCCTTGTCCTTGCCCTCCGCCCAGTCTTCCATCTTCCGCGTCAGCGCGTCGAAGATCCCACCCACGAAGTCGCTGACGAACCCGTCCGGCAGTACCGAGCCGATCGCGGAGCGAAGAGGACGGACCAGCTGCCGCATGGCGAACCCGGCACCTTGCTTGAGCCAGTCGGTGATCTGATCTCCGACCGCCGCGAGCGCCTGGCCTGCCGGATCGAGGATGTTCTCCTTGATCCAGTCGACCGGTCCGCCGAACGCCTCGCCGGCGCGGCCACCCATCTGGTTCAGCGCCTTGATCCCGCGCTCTCCACCGAGCGCTCGGGTGGTGTCTGGCGTCAAGACGCCTTCACCGCCGAGGCCCAGGAACATCTTCTCGCCGGTGCCCGGGATCACGCCGCCCTGGTGGAAGTTCGTCGGGATCCGCGGAATCGTCAGACCGAAGATCTTGGTGACCTTGTTGGCATTGTCGATCAGCTTGTCGTTGATCCAGCTGAAGATCGCCTTGATCGGCTTCTTGATCTTATCGACGACCGTGTTCCAGATGTTCACGATGCCGTCTCGCAGCTTGGTGAAGATGTTTGTCACGCCGGTGCGAATGGACTCGACCCTGTCGGTGATCCACGTCCTAATCGTGTTCCAGATATCCCGAGCGGTGTTGCGAAGGTTGGTGAAGATCTCCACAACGCGGTCACGTACCGCGGTGATTCTCCCTACGATGTTGCTACGGATCCCATCAATGATGCCGGTCACCGTGTCGCGGATCCAGATCCACCGGTCGCGGAACCAGTTGCCGATGTCGACCAGCCGGGCGACGATCCAGTCGCGGATCATGGTGAGGAACCCGGTGATCGTAGCCAAGATGGCATTCCATACGTCAGAAACGGTCTGCTTGATCTCAGCCCACTTCTCATCCCAGTTCTCGACGAGTTCGATCACCCACTGGATAGCGCCTTGAATGAACTCTGCCACCGCCTCGCCGACGTCTGCGAGAACCTCGAGAACCGGTGCGAATCCTGCCACAAGAAACGAAAGCTCCTCGACGACCCACGGTAAGACGATGCCGGCGAGCTCTAGCAGCGGTTCGATGAGCGCGATGTTCGCTTCTAAGATCCGAACCAGTGGTGGAATGAGTGGCAGCAGCGCCTCGAGTAGCATTAAAAGCGCAGGTGTCAATGCGATGAATACCTGTAGTAGACCTTCGCCGAGCGCCTGCGCCAGCTGTGTGACCACGGTGAGTATCGCCGGTATCAGTGGCTGCAGAATCAGCAGACCTTGCTCGATGAACGCAACGATCTGCTCGATGAGCGGTGTGAACGCCTCCGCGATCACAATAATGATTCGTGCCAACGGAGGCAGCAGCGTCGCGACGATGGTGCCGATAAGCGGCAGAATAGGAGCTAACGCCGTAACGAGCGCTGTGAATGCGATACCGATCGGTTGAATTGACGGCGCAAGTGTCGTAAGCATCTCGGCAAGCGCCGCACCAAGGATGTTCATAACCGGTAGAAGTGCGACAAGAACTTGACCGATAATCTCGCCTAGAGCAGACATCGCAGGCTTCATTGCATCGATGGCTTCAATGATAGCTGGTAGCGCCTTGTCGATCACTGCAATGACTGGGCCACCAAGTGCCTCACGTAAGTTGTCCCATGCGACCGCGATTTTAGCTGTCGAGTCGGCGGACGCCTCAGCCACCCCACCGACTTGGTTCCGAAGCTCGTCAAGGATGACGTTCTGCGCACCTAGGACATCACCGGATGCGACCATCGCCTTGATCTGGTCTTGCTGCTGCTCGGTGAACTGGACACCGGCGCGTCGAAGCGCGTTGATCCCGCGCACCGGATCGTTAAGTGCCTTGCCGATCTGGAGCGTCGCACCCTGTAGATCGGTGCCGAGGACAGCAGCGAGATCTGCAGCCAAACCGAGGGCGTCACCGAACACATCAGACGAAACCGCTCTGAAGGTCAGTAAGACGTTTGCTGCCTGCTGAATCTCCGCGTCGTCGATCCCGATCTTTAACGAGAGCTCGTCGGCAAGCTTGCGGATGTCCTCCGCCATAAGACCCGCTGCGCCGCCGGTGGCCTCGATGATCGTCTGCGTCGCGGCGATGGCAGAGTTTAACTCCTGCGCACCGAGAGTGCCTTCCTTGAGAAAACTAGCGAAGCCAACCGCGGCAAGACCGGCAGCGAGTGTTTTGATCGGTAATGCAAGACCGAGGAACGCACCGCCACCTCGATCTGCGGCTCCGACCATCGAGTCTCCGGAGCCACTGAACGCGGCTGACACCTCATCCGCCGCGCCTTGTGCACCGCTGACCACGTCGTCGAACGCGCCTGCACCTATCCCAGAGAGTGAAGCGTCTGCGGCGTCCGCCGCGCCGTCGAACGCCGATGCCACCGCATCGGCCGCACCGTCTGAGGCGCCGACCACCTCTTCGAATCCAGAGTCGCCGATCCCAGAGAGTGAGGCATCTGCCGCATCTGCGGCACCGTCAAACGCACCGGCGACTCCGTCCGCCGCACCGTCGGCGGCGCCCTCGACCGAACTAAAGTCTCCTTCCACAGAGGATAGTGCCGAGTCAGCTTCTTCAGCCGCACCGTCGAACGACGATGCGATCTCTTCACTCGCCTCATCCGCCGCGCCTTCCACGGCGGCGAAGTTCCCCTCAACACCTTCAAGCGCCGCACTCGACGCGTCCGCCGCACTCGAGAACTGCGACGCGATCCGATCACCGGCAGCATCCGCGCCGGCCACCGCCGACCGAAAGTCGGCATCCACGGTGTTGAGTGATTGTCCGGCGTTCCGCGCGGTATCATCGAACGAACGCTCGATCCGCTGCAGCGACTGCTCGACCGATCGCTGTGCCTCGCGCATCGCGCGGTCGATCTCGCGACGAAGCTCCGGCATGAATCGTCGAAGATCAGGAATGATCTGAACCTCAGCGGTGTCGATCACGCCGGGCATCCGTCGACCTCCTCTCTGTTACTTGCGCGTCTTCATCTTGCCGAACTGACGCATCTCGGCCATCGCACCGATCGTGTCGCGTGTAGCGCCGACGTCGTTACCCCACCAGCTCGGGGGCGCCGGCAACCGCCGCCTACGCGCCGTTACGGGATCGCTGTCGCCCGCCTGGTCATCGTCTGATACGTCGACCCGTCCGGCGTCGTCGGATGTTGCTACGCGGCGCACTGCGGCCTTCGCAACATCGAGGGCGATGTCCCCCTCAAGCCGTGCCAGCGCGTCGATCATCTTCTTACGACCCTCCTGGCCTAGTCCGTCGATGAGCCAGAAGTACCCGAGGTTGAGGCATCTGGCCCAAGGAAGTCGTCCAGGGTCGACTCCTCGAGTGGCGCACCAGCCGTCGAACTCGTACCACCGTTCTCCGACGGTTCTCCAGAGCGCGACGGCTCTTGGGTAGGGCGGAGCCCGTACGCCTCGCCGATCAGCCACTGCATGACGTCGGTCAGATCCTTGATGTCGACCGGATCTTCCTTGTCCTTCATCTTCTCGCGCAGCAGCTCGTATGACTCGTCGAAGAGGATCGTCTCGAACATGTTCATCGCGAGCTCGAACTGCGCCGCACCTCGACGACCGTCCACATTCCGAAGTTCCTCGTTGCTGCCGAGTAGGTCAATCATCGTCTGCGCCGGCACCTTCGGCACCGCGATGTACAGGTTGTCACCGATGTAGAACTCGATCGGCTCCTTCTTCTTGATGCCGAAGCGCTTAACGCCCTTCTTGAACTTGGTCGCCGTTGTCACGTGCATCGCCTCCAGTCTATGGCGATCTTAGACCACGACGAGGCGGTTCGACGAACGATCATCGGCCTGCCGCCGGAAGTGCGTTCTTCAGGAACGGCTTTGCGGGAATGCCTCGACGCGCGATCGCCCGAGCGATCACGAACTCCTGGCCGGGCGCGCCGTGTCGTCGTGCCCAGACCGTCAGCGCACTCGACGGTGGCATGCGTGCGCCGGCACGTCGACCCTGGTGGACGTAGATGGCATACTTTAGGTTGGATCCGACCGTGGTGACAACACCGCGCGAGGTCACCTGCTGCCGAACGTTGAGCGACGATCGAAGACGCCCGGTGTCGACCGCGCCGTACTGCGTGATCAGCTCGCGTGCGCGCGTCTGAACGCGGATGCCGCGTCGCATCATGTCGCGCGCCACCCCGCCGTTCGCGTTGTTTAGGAGCGCATGAATCGCCCCCTCGTTCGGTCGATGCGTTATGACGACGGTCACGATGATGTCTCCAGCGCGTCGCATGGGCAACCGTTGTTGATCCAGACCAGGACCTGCAGCTCCGAACCCTGGCAGCCACCCGCCGGTCCGATCATTGGCTGTTGCTGCAGAGCGTAGCCCTCGATCTCCTTGACCCCACCGGTCCGAGTGCTGAGATCGCGGAGGCAGCACTCCGCTCCGACACGCACTGCCCAGGCGTCGATCGTCGCGATCAGCGCGGCCACGTCCAGGGCCTCACACGTCGGCGGGCTCGGATCGTCCTCACCACTCGGCGAGCACCGTAGGATGTTGACCCGAAGGTCGATCACATGGTACGGCGCGCCGCATTTACTCTGTGCTGATGCGCCTCCCATTGACACGATCGGGTTCGGCGGTTGGCTACTCGCCCACTGCCCCGCGATCGACACGACGAGCTGGCCGCACTCGCAGTCGTCCCACGCGATCAGCCCGGCGATCACACACGTACGTGGGGGCACCGGCGTATCGACGCCGTTGACCACCGGCATGACCTCTGTTTCACTAGCCCAGGTAGCCTCGAGCTGGTCCCGAACGCACTGTAGGACCGCACTGGCCACGCTGTACGCGGCGCGCGGGCTGGTATTCGTCGGCATCGGCTAGGCTCCCTCTCGTGCCATCTACGTGTTCACGTGTCGTCGCCGTGAGCCGTCAACGTCGTAGATCGTGGCCATCCCGGTGCCGCTCGGGTTGTACGTCTGGATGAACAGGTCCGGATAGTACAGACCGATCTTACCTTTCTTGAAGGCCGTCTCCGCGTCGAAGAACACCTTGGTGACACCCTGGCGTGTGACCTGCTGCACGGTCGCGGCAGGTAGGCAGCTGCCGCCGTTCTTGATGCACGACTTGTAGATCTCGTTTGACAGCTGCCCGACCGCCAGCTGACCGAGGGTCGGTACCTGGTGACCGTACGTCGCCGTCACCGACCACGTCCCGACCTCGGTGTCTGCTAGGTTCAGGTCGTTGCACCGAGGCCAGTCGTCACCGTCGAGTCGCACCAAGATCCGAAAGTCATCGACCCGGTACGCGGCGGCATTGAGAGCGACACCGTCGACCTTGACCTCGGAGACGTCGGCGATCGGATAAGGCAGCTTGACCTGGGAGAGCGTCGCGCACGAGCAGTGATCGCCGCACGCGCCGCAGGCCATGTTGATCCACTGTCCACCGACCAGCGCTGGGAACGGCCACGACCACGAACCCGTGTTCTGCCAGTACGGCGACCACGCGCCCCACTGGGACGACGGCCAGCACTCCTCTCGGCACGGTCGAAGCGTCAGCGCGCAGAGTCCGAACTGTCGCTTGGTCCGGTTCCACAACGCCTCGGTCGCCGCCTGGATCGCAAGGTCGATCAGGTTCTGCTGTGCCTGTGTCGGCTCCTCCGGAAAGTCGTCGCAGATCGGCGGCCAGTTCTGGCAGGGGCCGGGATCGAGGATCGTCATGTTACCATCCTATCGCACTAGACCGGACCTCGTGGCGTCGCCATCGGATGGATCTCCCGCCACGGGTACGTTGTCGGGTCGTCGCCTCCCCCTGGATGAATCGGCCGCGCGCCGGCGTCGGGATGAATCGGCCGCACGTCTGCGTACGTTAGGTTCGAGACCGCGCCCAGCAGCAGTACAGAGGCGGTAAGCTGAAGCGTCGCCGGGCTGAGCGACGTGCTCACAAGGCCAGGCACCGGACCGAGCGCGACCGCGCTAAGATCGACCACCGCCGGGGTCAAGCCGACCTGCGGTGGTCCCGGCACCGGGAGAAGTCCAGGCGCCGTAAGACTGACCGAAGGCGGTGTCAAAGTTACGACACCGGGAAGACCGATCGGGTCGAGCGCCGGTCCCGTCAGACCGACGACCGCAGGCGAAAGTGTCGTCGTGACTAGCCCGGGAACGAGGTTGAACGCGACTCCGGTTATCGCGATCGTCGCCGGGACGAGGTTGACCCCTGCCGTGCCGAGCGGATCGAGTGCGGTTGCGGTTAGCGCGATAGTCGCGGGCGACAGGTTGACCCCGCCAGATCCCGGCTGAATGTCCAGTGCCGTCGCGTCAAGCTGGATCACCGCAGGTACCAGGCTGACCGTGATCAGTCCGGGCGCGGCGTCGAGCGTAACCGCGTCGAGCGCGAGTGAGGCTGGTGCGAGATTCGTCGTGACCAGTCCGGGTGTGGCGCTGAGTGCGATCGCGCTTAGGTCAACGACCGCGGGCACGATCTCGACAACGGCGCGTCCTCCGGGCGCGAGTGTGACCGCGATGAGATCGAGAACGGCGGGCGTCAGGTCGACGCCTACCGGACCTGGCTGCGCGTCCAGGGAGGTCGCCTCGAGTGCCAGCTGAGCGGGCGTCAGTAGCACCGAGACGGCCTGCGGATCGGGGTCGATGGCGATAGCTGCGAGTGCTAACGTGGCCGGCGTCAAGGCCACAGAGACGGTGCCGGGAGCCGGGTCGAGCGTCGCGCTCGAGAGGCCGATCGTCGCCGGTGCTAGGTTGGTCGACACAAGTCCCGGCTGTATATCGAGCGGCTGCCCGGTAAAAGCGATCACCGCTGGCACCAGGTCGACCGGAACCACGCCACCCTCGATGCTGAGCTGCGGCGCGGTAAGCGCGATCGTCACCGGTGTCAGGTTCACCGAGACGGTGCCTGGTGCGGCGTCGAGTAGCACACCCTCGAGGTCGACCGTCGCGGGCGTGAGGTCGACCTGGGTGGAAACCGCCTGCGGGTCGAGCGCTACGCCGGTGACGCCGATCGTCGCGGGTGTGAGATCTACCTGCGAGACGCCAGACGAGAATGTCGTGTCCGACGCGGGAAGTGACCAGTCGGTGACAATCCGCACGAAGCTGAACTCGACTGCCACGAGTGCGATCGTCGCCGGCGTCAGGTTCACAGCTACCGGCTGAGCCACCGGGTCGAGCGCGACGGCCAGGAGTGTGGCCTGTGCCGGTGCGAGGTTCGCCTGGACGAGCTGAGGCTGCGGGTCGAGTGCGACCCCGGATATCGCAACGACCGCAGGAGTCAAACTCACCTGGATGAGCTGAGGCTGCGGATCGAGCGCGGTCGTCGCAAGCGTGATCGTCGCCGGTGTCAGGTTAACTGACGGTACGACCACGCCCGGCCGAACCGCGATAGTGAACGCCGTCCACTGCTCGGCAGCGCCCAGCTCGCCGGTGCCGGGATCGTCCGACACGGCAGCGAGGTTCCGTGTCGCCATGGCGACGCCGAGACCGTTCGCATTGGCCCAGCGCGAAGTGGTCTGGTTGTCATCGTAGTTGAGCGGATAGCTGACGTGGACGACGTTGCCGTCCCAGCCGTAGACGATAACCCAGAGGGTGTCCTCGGTGCCCCAAGACAGGTCGCCCGACGTTGGCTGCCGCGGAGGATTCGGGAGCGCAGTGTTGCCGGCCGACCCTGACACCGGAGACGCGGGATCGGTCGTGGCGTGCGCGTTGGTGATCTTTGCCCAGGCGTGCGCCCAGCCTTCGTTTGCGCCCGTGATGGTGATCGAGTTGCCGGTACCGCCCCAGCCCTCGGTGCCGTCGATGCGCCGGAACCGAGTCCAGCCGATGGTCTGGCCGCTGGACGTAGCCGAGCCAAGGTCGGTCCACGCCGGATCACTCGGCCAGGTCTGCGCTCCGGTGCCATCCTTGTGAACCGACAGGATGACGATGTCGCCGACGGCCAGGTTGTCGGGCAAGGACGCCACGTAGCTGCCGATGTTGCCGCCCGAGTTGTCCGAGCCGGTGGTGCAGATCGGGAACGTCATCAGCCGATCACCGCCCTCACCCGGTAGGTGTAGAGCGTGCTCGGATCCAGTCCGGTGTCGCTGTACGAGTTGGTCGGGTGATCGCTTACGATCACCAGGGTGTCGCGCTCGATGTCGTAGCCGATCGCGCCGGTGAACACATCCCAGGTTAGGTCGATCTGATCGTCGGACACCGCAGTCGCGATGAGATTCTGCGGCTTCCACGTCTGCGCGTCGAGCGCGACCGCGCCTAGTACGATCGCCGCAGGCGTCAGCTGCGTCGTGACGAGGCCGGGCTGTGGATCAAGCGCGACCGCACTTATCGAGATGATCGCAGGATCGACGGCGATACCGCCCGCGATGCTAAGCGGCATCGCCTGCAGACCGAGCGTTGCCGGGGTCAGACTTACAGACACGACACCCGGCTGCGCGTCCAAGACCTGCGCGATGAGCGGCGCGGTCGCCGGTGAAAGATCAACGGCGACCGCGGTCGGAGTCGGATCGAGGGACGCACTCGAAAGTACGACAACCGCCGGCGTCAGACCGACCGTCACGACGCCCGGAGCCGGGTCAAGCGCCGTCGCCGAGAGGACAGCGTTCGCCGGAGCTAGGTTGACATCAACAGGCTGTGGCTGCGGATCCAAGATCTGCGCGCTCAGCGCAACGACCGCCGGTGTGAGGTTCACCGTAATCGGAGGCGGGGTAGGATCCAACGCCACCGCCGAGAGTGCGACGATCGCAGGCGCAAGGTTCGTCGAGACGAGTCCCGGGTCCGGATCGAGCGCGACCCCAGAGAGTGCCAGCGTTGCAGGCGTCAGGTTGACGGTCCCGCCGGTGGTGGGTGTGTACTCGCCGTAGATCGGTCCGGTGCCGTCGTCGTAGACGTAAGCGATCAAGGTACCGATCCACGCCGCGTGGATGTTATCCGCGGAGGCGCTGGCGGCGAGAACCTCGGTCAACGACGACCACGTGTCGTCCGCCGCCGTGCGAATCGCGTACTGAACCGAGCCGTCTGCTAAGACGATCAGCGCGTGGACGTTTCCGCTAGCGTCCACCACCAGCGATACCGACAGCGTAGCCGAACTGATCATTGGGGTGGACGTGGTGATCAGCTCAGGACCGGTCCCCAATCCTACGAAGCTAAGCTGATCACTAGAGTCGAGATAAGCGACACCAACGTCATCCTCCGTACCGAAGATCACCGCGTTGGATAGCACGTGCAGCGCGGCCGTGGAAGGTACCGCCGTGAGAGCGGCCGGAGCTGTCCAGTCGAAGAGGTTATCGGTGGATGCCCACGCGACCCGGTTACCCGCCTCAATATCGGAGTCGACCCAGAAAGCGTACATGGTAGCGCCGGCGCTGATCAGGCGACCGGCCAGTGCGGTCCCGGACGTGTCGCTAATGAAGTCCTCGAACCCCAGCCACTGTCCGCCGACCGGCGTGTCTCGATGCTTCCACTCGAACGCGGTGAGCGAGCCGCTCCAGTTCGCCGAGTAGCCTGCGTGCGGCTCATCCAGGAAGGCAAACGACACCGCCGCCAGCGTCGGTCCGGTGGCATCCTGCGGCGCGCTGGTGACCTCCTCCCTGGTGCCGAGCGAGTCACCGCTCGGAGCGAACGCCCAGTAGTTCACGAACCCGGCGTTGCCGCCGTCCTTGGTGACGATGTGAATCGTGGTACTTATCAGCTCCCAGGCGATCGCCCCGATGGTGTCCGGCGCGAAGCCACCGGCCACCCACGTCCAGGAGGCAGGAGTACCTGGAGTGGTGGTCTTGAAGACTCCGAAGTGGGACGTGGCCGTCGAGTCGATCGCGATGGCGTAGTAGTCGGACCCGACCTTGATCGGCGGGATATGAGAGTTCTCGGGAGGATGCATCGCATCAACCCAGGCGAAGGACAGGTCGACCGCGGTGGCTGTGACCGTCGGCGTGGCGGTCCACGTCTCCAGCGACCCGCCGATCCGGATCACGCGCAGCTGAATGGTGTCGTTGACGGCGACATCGTCAGAGCGGATCTTGACGCAGAACTCGACCTCGGTGTGATCGCTGCCTTGGAAGTCCACTGTGGCAACCTGGCCGTTGACCTCGTCGAACGTACCCGCTCGGAAGGTACCGGTGCCTGCGGTCAGTAGGTCGCCGGTGGCGGCCCCGTCGGCGACGTTTGAGGAGAGACTGGTACGCACCACGAGTGACAGGGCGTGAACGTTATTCCAGCCCGCACTGTTGCGGTTGTACTGCAACTGAAACCCGATGGTCTCGGCCTCGGCCGCCTCCTCTTGGATCTCGAACCGAACCCTGAAGTTCTCCTCCATCGGCTGGTTCCAGTTGGTGTTCTGGGCGGCCTTCGCGGTGGCTGAGCCGAGTCCCGCGTCGTCGGCGTAGCCGCGGTAGGCGACCTGGTCCAGCGATGCGGCGGGTATGTTAACGGTGATCGACGGCGAGAAGCTGTAGGTGTTCAACGCGGTGGCGGTGTTGACCACCCGCAGTTGAACGGTATTCCCGTCCGCCACATCGGCCGAGCGGATCTGCACACAGAACTCGACCTCGGTCACTTGGGGCACCGTCGTAAACGTGATACCCGCTGTGGTTCCGTCATTCTCATCGGCCCGGCCAGCAATAAACGTGCCGCCACTGATCAATTGCGTGGTGCCGGCATCGTCGTTGAACAACGTGGACAGGGAGGCCCGCACCACGCTCGACGTGCCGGTGACGTTGTTCCAGGTGCCGCTGTTGTTCAGGTCGTACTGGAGCTGGGGTGTGATCGAAGCGGCCATGCCCTCGCAGAGCACGGAGAACCGGACCCGGAAGTTCGTGTCGACGTTCTGGGTCCAGTTGGTGTTAAGCGCGTGCGTCCAGGTATTCGTCGTCAGGGTGACGTCATCATTGCGGCCCCGGAACCCGGACTGGGTCAGCGAAGTGCCACCGCCGCCCTGGATGATCGGCAGGATGAGGCCGTCAGGGTAGACGTAGAAACGTGGGCGCCTGACGCACTCCTTAATGGCGTTCATCGGGCCTCCAGGCGCTCTTACGGCTCAGCGAACGTCGGGCCTCGGCAGTGATCTCGTCCCACCGCTTGTTCGACGTGAACCGGCCCACCTTGACCAGGCCCTGATCGGCGAGCCACTGGAGCAGCGAGATCAGGTCGCCGCCGGTCCACTCGCCGTCCTCAATCCAGTAGTAGTCGCGCTGCTGTACGACGTGACCAACCTGCTCGTCGTCGCAGGCGATCGCCTGAACGTCCCAAGCTGGTGCCGCGGCAGAGCTGCCTCGTTCAGAGCTGAACGTCGAACCGTCCGAGTAGAAGATGATCCACCCCACGGGGACCTCCTTCTACGATCATCACGTCGCCCGCAGGTATCCGTTCGGGATGTTGACGTCCAGGCCGCCGTCCACCGGTTGCGGGAACCCGGTCGTGTACGTGGCAAGCAGCAGGCGTGTGCCGTCCGTACCGCCGCCCTCGTAGTAGATCGCGACGCCCTGAGCCGTCACCCCGGGAGCGGCCGAGAACGACACCGTGTCGGCACCCGCCTGGGCTCGATCGTTGGTGTCATCCTCGGAGATCGTCTCGGTGGTGAGTGCGATCCGCTCGGCCGCAACGGTGACTCCTGCCACGGCCTCCAGGTCGGCGACCGTGTTCAGGTCCGGGTCGTCGACCCCGGTCGCGGTGCCGGTGAAGTAGCACATCCGCAGGTCCGCCGCAGCGGGCACGCCCTCGGTGAGGACCTGGAACTTGCCGCGGTTCATCACTGTTTCGGTCATGGGCTATCAGCTCCCGAACTCTACGGCGCCGCAGGATGCCTCGGGCGGTGCGACGGTTGTGACGGCGAACGCGAAGTGCTTCCCTGGTCCCCAGCTCGAGGCCGGGTTGCCGTCCAGCCACGCATCGCCGAGGTCCCACAGACTGGACGCCTGGCGGGTGATCGAACGGAAGCCCATCGTGAACACGTCGTTCTCGAAGTTGAACGCCTGCAGCTGTGCGTCCCCCTCGTTCGGGAACGCCCAGTACACGAAGCGCTGTTGCCCGGACGGGTCGCACGCGCCCTCACCGGACACCGGCTGCCAGACCTCCTTGGAGAATCGCGCCGTCAGTAGGCCCTCGCCGAACGCGACGCCGATGCCCTCGCCGAGTTCGAAGTTCGACGGTGCCTCGCCGGAGCCGACCAGCAAGGTGTCGCCGGTGATGACCGCGAGTAGGTCCGGGTCGATGGTGCAGAGCGTAGTCACCTGCTCGACCCAGTTGAAGAAGCCTGGGTCGCGCTGGTTAACACACGGTGCGCCGTTCGCCTTGCGGAGAAGGAACCGCTGGCCCTCCTCGTAGTTGGGCGTGTTCGTGATCTGCGTGAACGCGTCCACTGTGATCTGTGCCGATCCGGAACCGGTAATCGGAACGCCGCACTCGTCAAGGAGAGTGAAGCGCGCAACCTCGGCCTTGATCGGCGACACGCACTCGGTCATGTCATCCTCCTCATGAGCCAATCGCCCCGTCGGTCCCGAAGCCTCCGGCCTCGACACCTCCGGTTGAAATGGGTACGGCGAAGTGGCAGCAGTCCCAGGCGACGACGTATCGCCGCTCGGCCAGTGCCTCTTCGGTGTTCTTGCTGCGGTTGAAGCTGTCGACCTGAGCATGGACGGTCACCGCGCTGCGGTAGTACCAGACCGCTCCGGTGGCGTAGACCCATGCGATTCCAGGTGTCACCGCGCCGTCGTCCGACGCGCCGCCCGGGTACCCGGTGCCGAGTGCGATCGCGTGACCGGCCGGCGAGCTGAGCTGCGCTCCTCGCTGGCTGACGAGGTTGTACGCCTTTAGCGCCGCTCCGAGGATCGCCGGAACGTGGATGACTCCTTGCCCGTGATAGCACGAGCCGAGCGCCTCCTCGATAAGTCCGATCCCCTCCACAACATCGACCGTTGTGGCACTGAGCTCATCGGCTACGGTCTGCAGTGCCGCGCCGCTGGTGTCCACCCCGGCCGTGTCAGCCTGCAGGTGCGGGAAGACGCTCTCGAGCTGACCGACGCCACTTACGGCGCTGCCCGTTGCGAAGATCCGTTCGACCTGATGTTGTTCGGATCGCTGTAGCGCCTCGGCACCGAGCTGCTGCGCCCGCTCCCAGAACCCGATCGGCGAACAGTCCATGCGCGCGTACACCCCGAACGACGTGGCACCGCGTAGGAAAAGATCGCTTGTGGCGGTCTTATCGGGCGCATCCTCGAGACCGCTGCCGAGTTCGCTGTGATCCTGAAGCAGCTCGGGATCCACGTCGTCGCGGGTTATGATTAGACACGGATCGTACGTGCCGTCTGCCTCCGGACAGTGGGACTGCCAGGTGATGCCCGCCTCCCAGTGCGCCGGCGCGCTCGCGGTGAGATCTTGCGCCGCGGACAGCAGTCCGAACTGAAGAGGAGCGAATGGCGGTGGCCCCGCTAGCGCCCTACCGTTAGCCACCTGGTCGCCTCCCTTCCCTCTCAGGAAGGCGATCAGTTGGCGGATTAGCCTCCAACTGATCGCCTTCAGTTCGAATGCGATCAGCTCGGGCAGACCAGTTCGGCTGCGCCGGTCACACCGGCCGTGCAGACGTCCGTGGTGACGATGCGCGACTCGTGTCCAACCTCGGCGATCGCGTAGCAGTCTTCCATCCACGCGGCCGTGTGGTCGTTCTTCGCGTTCAGAGTGCTGTCGCGAACGACGCCGAGGTCGAGCTGTAGCGCCTGGCCGCGAACGAACGTGCCGGGCGCGTAGAGCAGGTAGTCCACCGTGGTCGGCCATGCGGTCGCGATCGCCACAGGCGATCCGACCGGGTCGCCCGTGAAGCCCGACTGCCAGTCGGCGACGAACTGCGCGCGGACGTTCCGCTCGTTGAACCAATCGGCGATCATCCCGGCGTTCACCGAGAACAGCGCGAGTCCCTGCCGGTTGGCGAGATCGGCGCGGATCGCTCCGATCGCCCAACGCGGGAACACGGCCTCGAGGATCGCGTCCTCGCACATCCGGAACCGCTCGCGGTAGTCGTACGCCTGCAGGTCGATCGAGTTGAGGATCGCTGCCGTGGTGCCCTCGCCGCTGCCCGCCATGTTGACCCCCGTGGACGCGCTCTCAAGCGCGGCCAGGACCGTCTGATTGGTGCGGTGAGCGCGAGCGGCCATCACGAGCCGGAGGAAGTTCGCAACCATCTCCGGGTAGGCGTAGTCGGTGAGGTTACCGGCCGTTACGCAGAGGCCGTCGCACGCGGCGCGGACCTCGTCAAACTCCGGGCAGGCTACCCGGGCACACGTCTTCGAGTCGCCGTTGTCGGCGGCCGACTGGTCCTGCGCCTCGGTCCAGCTCCACAGAACGTTCGCATCGGCGAAGATCTCTGCGATCGTCGGCGATGTCGGGTACCGGAATCCGCCGCGGTTGAGAACCCCGACCGACGGGATGTCGAGCAGGCCGTCCTCGCAGACGACGTTGAAGAAGTCGTACGAGATCTCACTCGGCGCGCACCAGCCGCCGGCCGCCACGAGGGCACCGACGTCGGTTGCGGCGGTGAGAACCTCATCGATCTCGTCGGGCGTCGAGTCGAGGTTCAGCTTGTACCGGAAGTCGCGGATCAGCTTCGCGACCGGCACGTAGTTGGGCTTGCCGCGCGTGAGCGGCAGCATCTTGGCGCGGTCACCTACGAGCGAGGTGAGCTCCATGATCCCACCGATCCGGGCGTTCCCGACTCGACCGGGGATGTCCGCGCTGGCGACCAGCACGGCCTCCGAACGTGCCGGTAGAACCTTCGGGTCCGGCTGGTGCTGCCGCACCTGGGACAGCGGGATCGACCGAACGTGCTTGTTCAGGTCGTAGCCCTGAACCGCGGCCGCGGTCACCGGCTGCACCTGAAGGAACCCGCCGAGCGCCCTCTCAAACGCCTTGGCGAACGTCGTGGCAAGGGTTGCGACCTCGCTCGTGTCGCCGTCTGGCTCGTCGCCGTCCGGCTTCGCGTCGTCGTCGTCGCTTCCGTCACCCTTCTTGTCGCCGAACATCGAGGCGTCGAGCTCGGCAAGTGCCTGACGGTGGGCCTCCGCGGTCAGCCGCGCGGCGTCCTTGGCGGCGTTCGACCGACGCTTCTGAACCTCCGCCCGAACCGCGTGGGTCTGGGCGTCGATGGTCGTCAGTCGCTCGACCAGAAGGTCAGGGTCGATCTTCTCGCCGTTCTCCGCGCTGGCGCGCAGCTCCTTGAATCGAGCCTCGAGTCGGTTCTGCAGCTTGGGCAGATCCTCCGTCTTGTACTCGTCGAGCAGTTGCTGGAACTGCTCCTGGTCGGCGGGAAGCGTGTCGACGTCGAGAGCGCCACCCGCGATCACCCGGATCGGGCGCCCTCCCTTTGTCCTCCCCAGCAGAGCACCGGGGGTCGTGGGTAGCTGCGTCATCGCAATCCTCCTATGTAGATCTTGACGCTAATGACATCGTAGCACGATGTCTAGGCTGTTCGGCCGGTTCTGTGGATTCTTGTGCTGGTGCCGTCTCGGCGGTCGCATCGACGACCGGCACATCGACCGGTGCGCCGTTGCCCTTCGCCGCCGCGGCGGCCTGCCGCTGAGACCAGACGTTCATGCTCTTCTTGCCGCAGTTACACGCCATCGGTTCCTCCAAACATCGACGCGTCCAAAGCGGCAAGCTTCCTACGCGTGTCGAGTCGTCGCTGGACTTCCTCCCAGCCGGGGAGCTCGTCACCGCTCATGTTGACGCTCGCCGTCTCGGGCTTCTGCGCGTTTGTATCGTCCGACTCGTGTACGTGCGTCGTCGTGTCGTCTGGTTCGTCGGCGGGCGGGTCTGTGACCTCGCCGTCAGTGCCAACGTCACTGATGTCCGCGGTGGCCGTATCGGCCGCGGTGATCTCGGGTACGAAGACGTCGGAGTTATGCACCCACCGAACCGGCACCGCGGACGCGACCAGCTGCCCGTGATCGAGCTGCACCGTCGGACCGGTGGCGCGCGGGAACCCGGGCACCGGAACGAGCAGCGCCGCGGTAAGCTCGCGCATACCCGGCTTCTCGCGATGCGGTCGCCAGTCGCCACTGAGCTGGCACGCCAGCATGCGCGCCACCTGCGCGGGTGTGACGTCCGGTAGCAGCGCGCCGGCGACCCAGACGCCCATGCGGTTCTCGCCGATCCGAACCGTGGCAACGATCGAGCACGAGTTCTCGTAGTGATCGTTTGCCATTGGAGCGGTCACCCACGGAACCGCCTGAGCGTGGCCGCACTCCATCGTGATCACTCCGGTCGCGACGCGCTCGCCGCCCTCGACGATCGTCGGCCGATTCATCCACTTGGAGTAGTCCACGTTCCCACGCGGAACGGTGACTCGCTGGTTGGGGAACGACCGATGCGGAACGTTCCGCGGCGCGAGCAGTCCGTACACGCGACCGTCGTCGGTGACGTTCAGCGCGCCGATCTGCGGTAGCCTCTCTGGCTCGTCGAACCACTCGCGAGGCGGCACGTCCGGGATCTGGATGACGTGCGATGCGGCGATCAGCGGTTCGAGCTCATCGACCACGGAGAACGGCGGCGGCTCGAGTCCCGCGTCGCGGATGTGCTTCGCCACGTGGTCGTAAACGCCGCGTCGATCGCCGGACGGAATGTTCGGCGAGCTACCACGACCACCGTGCAAAGACCCGATCACCGCAGAGCACGCGGTAAGGTTTGCCGCACCCGGCGACCCGCCGTCGCCTACCTCGTGATGCGGGAACTTGCACCCGCTCTTCGTGATCTCGCCGTCCTCGACCGCATCGTCGTCGACCCAGGCGTACATCGAACGCGCACGGTCGACCGACATCGGCGAGTCGAGCTTGCCTTGCTCTGCGCCCGCGTCCCACGGTCCGTCGCTGGTTGCGGTCTCATGCGTTCCTACCGCACCTAGCGCGGTCGTCGAAGCCACCACAGCATCCTCCCTGTCCAGTCGGATCGACGCCTCAACGAACGCGGGCGTGTCGACCATCGTGAGAGCTCGAACACGACCGGAGTGGAAGATCACTCCGATCGGCATGAAGCATCGCTCGAGCTCCTCGATCGGCACGTCATCGATCTCGTCGGGAGTCTTCTCCTCGAGGTCCTCGCACCCCTCGCGGTAGACGATCTCGACCTCTGCCTGATCCGGATCGTCCGCGACGATCGACACACCGCCGAGCGTAGGCGGGTCGAGCGACATACGTCGAACGACCTCGGCTCCGTCTTCGGACGCCGCGTCGATGTATCCACGAACCGCGATCTTGTCGCCCTCGCGTGTCAGATCGGTGACTCGCCCGACGTTCACAACGAGATCGGTGATCCCGCCGTGTGTGGTCTCCTTCTGCCACTGCAGCGCAACGTTGACCTCGCTGAGATCGGGCCAGTCGAGCGCACCCGGAGCGAACTGCCGTCCGTCACCGGTCCACTGACCTTCGACGACCGCGACGCCGGAGAACGGTACGCTTGTGCTCGTCTCCTCGTCTGGTACGCACTCGTCACCGTCCGGTGTTGGGTGATGCCCAGGTGGGCATTCCTCGTCCTGGAGAACGGCGATCGGATCGGCGTCAGCCTTGTTCTTGTTCCGCTTGAGTCGCTTATCCGCAGGCGTGCCCTCGCTCGGCTTACCGCCGGTGACGGTTGCGGGATCGACGACGGTTGTGGTCATCGTGTCATCCTTAACCTCGTGCTTAGGCTGCTCTGAATCTACGGTAGCATCATCTAGCTTAAAGTCCGTGACATCGTCTCCGATCGCCACACGGACGCGGTCGAACCGGACCGCCTCGCCGCGCAGGTCAGCCTCCGCCAGATCGTTGCCGTAGCCGAGTGTCAGGTGAGCGATCCACGGCCGATGCTGCTCCGCGTATACCTTGTCGAGGTCATCGTGTCTCAGCTCGAGCTGGACCTGGGTATGGATGTGATCCATCTCCGCGCTGTTCATGAAGAGTACCGTCGCCGGCGGATCCTCCGAGCCGAGGGTACCGAACCCAGCCACGACCCCCTCAACGATACCCTCCGCCTCAGCGGCGGCTCGCTCGCCGACCAGGTATGCGTGTTCGATCGCCTTGTCGGTCAAATCGGCCTTCTTGCCGAGATACGCCAGCGTGACATGGAGCTCCTCGGTCGGTTCGCCATCGTCGATCGTCAGTCGATCGGCGTCGTCAACCGCTGGGACCAATGCGATCATGCAGCCACCCTCGTGGTCGCCCGCCGCAGCGATCACGATGTCATCGCCG